GGGATGGCGGTCGGGTTCTGGCTGCCGTCCGAAGCGCCGACGGCGCTCGCGACATACTTGCCGGATGCCGTCACCTTCCCGAGCACGGTGCCCGGGGCAATGATGCCGGCGCCGCTCGCGATTGTGATGGTCTCGCGCGAACGTTGGCCGTTCGCCTCGGTCATCAGGAACTCGCCCGGGTGCCGAGTCTCGAGCAGGACGGTCATGTGGCACTTCTCCGGTCAGGCAGGTGTCATCAGTGGGCGGGATGCTAGATGCAGAATCGACCTGAGCCGTCGCTTGGTCAGGCAGTGTGGAAGCGCTGGTTGGCGGCGGCGATGGCCTTCTTCCAGCCGGAGACCGCGCGCTCCGCGGCAGCATCCGGAGGCGCAGGATCGCGCGAGCTGCCGATCTCGGGACCATTGGCGGCACGGGCGGCGAGCGCCTCGATCCCAGCCTCCTTCGGCGAGGCGGCGAGAAGCTTCTCGGCCTCTACCACGGTGAGACTGGTCTCGGTTGCGAGGACCAACGCCTGCGCCATCCGTCCCTCAGCGGCGTCGGAGGTGACGATGCCGCGGACTCGCGCGCGTTCTTCCGTCCGGGCGGCGATCACCGCGGCATCCCGGTCGGCGACCGAGATGCTGGTGCCATCAGCCGCCGACGCAGTTTCACTGCTCATGTGGTTTCCTCCTGTGCGATCGCCCCGCGCTGCAGGCTGGCGACGTGAGAGCTGATTGAGGATCTCGTCGAAGCTCGCCATGCGGTCGGCGAGGCCGCGGGCGACCGCGTCCGCGCCGATGAAGGTTCGGGCCTCCGTCGCCCGAGCGGCATCCGTGGTGAGACGATCACCGCGCCCCGCCGCGACGAGCCCGACGAACTGGTCGTAGTGGGCATCGACACTGGCCTGGAGATCGGCGCGGACTGCGTCCGACAGCGGCTCGAACGGATTGCCGTCCACCTTGTGGCTGCCGGCGAAGATCAGCGTGGGCCTGATCCCTTGCGCCGCCAGTTCGCCGCTCCGGTCGGCATGGATCATCACCACGCCGATCGAGCCGAGGATCGAAGTCGGCGACACGACGATCTCGTCCGCCGCGCTGGCGACGCCGTAGGCGGCCGATGCCGCCATGTCGTTGACGAAGGCGAGGACCGGCTTTAACCGCCGGACGGTTCGGATCAGGTCGGCGACCGCCGACATGCCCGCGGCCTCGCCGCCGGGCGAGGAGATGTCCAGGACGATCGCGTGGACCTCAGGATCTGATGCAGCGTCGCGGATCTGGGCGCCGATGCCCTCGTAGCTCGTCAGGCCCGAGCGGCTGTCGAGCCAGGCGCCGCGGTTCACCAGCGTGTCGAGGATCGGAACGATCGCGACGCCGTTAGTGGCTCGCGTCAGCGCAGACCGGCCGCTCTCCCTTCGTGCCGAGCCAACGAAGCGGGTGGCATCGATTCCCGGTCCGATGTCGAGATCACCATCCACGCCGATCCTGCCGGAAAGGACCGCAAGGAGAACCTCCGCCTTCGCAGGATGAATGAGCAGCGGCGTATTGAGCAGCCGATCCGCGAGGTGATGGAGTTGTCCCGCCATCAGAACCCTCCCGCACGGAGTCCGAAGCGGCGCCGCGCGCCGGACTGGCTGACGCACAACCCTTCGAGCCGGTTCAGCTCGGCCCTGAGTGCCGGGATGTCGCCCTGGCCGTATTGGACCCGCCGGCGCACGCCGTTGCCGGCATCGAACTCCACGAGCTCCGCTCGGCGTCCCTCGAGCAGCGCATAATAGGCCTCGCGGATCCTCGGCAGCGCGGCGCAAGGATCCGCGTAATCGATGACAATCGTCATGCGGACGCGTCCTGTTCGGCGGTGTCGGTCTTGTCGGCCAGCTCTTCGCCGGGTGCCATCGTGATGCCCTGGTGCTGGGCATCCGGGAGGCCGTACGTCTCGCGCATCGCCTTCTCACGGGCGCGTTGGGCGTAGACGTCCTCGATGTCGTAGCCGAGGTCCTCGGCTATCGCCGCGTCGGTCATGACGCCGAGGCGGCACCAGATCTCGTGCGCCTTCGCCGTCTTGAGATCGTCGGCCTGCGGCTTCGGCGCCCCGCGCCAGATTGCCCGCGAGGCAGCTGCCCGGTTGGCAAGGAAGGCGGTGAGGCCTCCCGGGAACGGAATGCCGCCGCGGGCGATCTCCTCCTCCAGCCAGGCTTCGTAGACCGCATTGCACAGCGGCGCGATGACATGGGCGCGGCGGTAGAGCGTGATCTGGAAGACTTCGCCGGTCGCCATGCGAACACTGGAATAGGTTGCGTTGGTGTAATCGGCGGTGGCGCTTTCGTAGGTGAGGCCCATGCACCGCGCTAGCTCGCGCAGGAGATGGGCGGCGAAGTCGCGGTAATCCGAATGCGGGTGCTGCGCCCGATGGAGTTCGAGCTTCTGGCCCGGAAACAGGTGGGCGATCCGGCCATTGATGCCGAGATTGATCGTGGCGGTGTCGTACCAGCCGGACTGCGCCTGGATGTAGGCGTCCCACGGCGACACGCCGGTCGCTGCCAGCCGGGCTTGCTCCTGTGGGGTGAGCAGCCCATTCAATATCTCCTCGGTCGGCTCTTCCGAGGTGATCGAGGCGGCGAACACCGTCTGCAGGATCGCGGCGGTGAGCGTCGCGTCCGACAACTGGTCGAACTGCCGCGCCACCTGCAGCGCCGGGGTCAGCGGGCTGATCCCACGCACCTGGCCGGGCATGCCGTCGAAGACATGTATCACGCGCGCACGTCCAAGCCCGTCGCGCGCCGCGACCTCGACCTCGACCGTGCCGAGAACCGCATCCTTGCGGCTCGCGAGATAGCCGACCGGCATCCCGTCGGCGTCCATGCGCACGCCCTGGACGATCCGGCGGAGGCTGTCGTCGCGGCGCGGGACCCGGTGGGGCGGGAGGAGCCGTACCTTGGTGCCATAGCGGCCGCCGGCGCGCTCGCGCCACGGCAGCTCCGCCCAGATCTCGCCGGTGGCGAACCAGGACCGGAATGCGGCCGCCTGCATCAGCCCGAAGCTTCGCCGCCCCTCGATGTCGCATTCGTAGGCGCGGTCGGCCCAGAGGCCCCAGCGCTGCTCCACGAGTTGCGCCCAGCGTTCCGCCTCATCGTTCGACATGCCGAAGACGTCGTTCTCCGGCATGGCCTTCAGCCGAAGCCCGGTGCCGACCGTGTTCGCGACCGCCTGATCGAGCGCACCCGATATCCAGCCGGAGTTCTGGATCAGATCAGTCGCGCGGGCCGCAGCCAGGTCCCAGGAGGCGCCGACATCATCGGCAGCATCCCGAAGCGCCGGACGCCACCCGCCGAATACGACCCCGCGATTGCCTCGCATGAAGTCGGCGCGAATCGTAGGCGGTGCAGTGTTCCGTCCCCGGGCAGGCGCGAGCCAGTCCCGGATGGTCGCGATCATGCCCACGATGTCACCTGTTCAGCCGCGACGACAAACCGGCAAAGCGAGTCCTGAGGCTGGGGACGGCCGCGGCTGGATGTGGCGCGACCGGCGCTATATCGCCCTCCACCACGCTGCCACGATCAAGTCCGACCGGACCATCGCCCCGCCGTGCGACACCTTCCGGAATTCGCTGGACGTTGAGCGAGTAGCCGATCGCCATCGAAAGCGCCTCGCAGTCGAGGAAATGGTTCTGTCGCGAGCGCTGGATCCATTGCGGTTTGCCGGTCGCGGCATCGACGACACGAACCTCCGATACCAGCTGCTTGCAGTAGTCCTCGTCGATGTCATCGGGCACGATGAAGCTGCCCGGCTGATCCATCGGCGTCCGGATCCGGGAGACCAGCAGCGACTTGAAGAAGTCGGTCGAGAGCCAGACAAGGTTGATCGAATAGGACGCCTGCCTGCCCTTCGGCGTCACCTCGATCTTCGACACCCGATAGGGCGGCGACATCGTCGCGCGCCCCTTGGTCGGCGATACCAGCCAGGCATAGCGGCGCGTGAACTCGTAGACCTTGTGCTCATCGCCGGCGTCCGGCTTGTTCGGCCGGAATCCGGAGTCGATGAACAC